TCAATGGTACTACTGATATAGAGTATTCTGGACTACATGGACAATCTTATTCAGACAGTGATGATTACTGCGTAGTTTATACAACTCTATGGAAATCACAGAGAAAAGTATGTTTTATTAAAAACCCAGATGGTTCTATGGATATGTTAGGGGAAGAGTTTGAAGTTCCTAAGTATGCAAAAAAAGTTAAAACTAAAGAGTTAGTAGGTAAAGATAAAGAAATTTATACCTGGACAGATGAACAAGGAGATTCTTATGAACTAGAATGGAAATATATACCGGAAGTATGGAAAGGGAGAAGAGTTAATGAGGATATTTACGGACATATTAAACCTATGGATTTTCAATTAAGGTCTAAACTAAATCCGTTAAAAGTATATTTACCAGCTTTTGGTTGTTCTTTTAATAATACAAATGCACCAATAGTTTCACCAATGGATAGAATGTATCCTTGGCAGAAATTATATTTAATGGTAATGTCTAAATGGTTAAAACTTATAGCTAAGGATAAAGGGGTTATTAACTTAATAAACATGTTAATGATAGATAATAAACTTGGCATGGATAGAACTATGAAGTATGCAGAAGATACAGGAATGCTTCCTTTTAACCCTTTAGCACACGCAGAAGGAGCCGGGCTAATTAATTCAATGAAAGCTGGAGAAAAATTAGACTTATCTAATACACAACAACTATCGCATTATACTAATATTTTACAATTTATTGAAGGAATGATTGGTACAGCTGCAGGTATTCCACCTGTTAGAGAGGGGGCCAGTTCTTCTAATACAAATGTAACAGACAATCAACAAGATTTAATGCAAAGTTCACATATAACAGAACCATTCTTTTCTAAACATGATTTATTATGGGAAGAAGTTTTAAATGGATTAGTTAGAGTGGAACAATTTAAATTTAGTAATGGTCAAGAGCATATGGCTAGATATATCTTATCTGATCAAGAATATGCATTATTAGAAATTGAAGCTAATGAATTATCGACAGATGAATATATAGCTACTATAGCTAATAATGGTAAAGCACATTCTGATTTACAATTCCTTAAGAGCCATGCTAATGAGATTCTACAAAATGAGAAAAAAGGGCTTTCTACTTTAGTTACAATAATGGGTACTGAAAGTATTTCAGAATTTAAAGATTATATTTTAAATATAGAAAAAGATATAGATGAAAGAGAAGCTCAACAATCTAAAGCTCAACAAGAACATGAAGCAAAAATGCAAGAAAGAGAAATTGAATTTAGAGAAGATAACCAGGCTCACCAATTAGAGGCTATTGATAGAAAAGGTGAATGGGATGTTAAAAAAGCTGAAGTTAGTACATTCTCTTTCCAGAAAGATCAAGATTCTGATGATAATGGAGTTCCAGATCAATTAGAAATAGAAAAACTTAGATATGCTGCAGAATCTGCTAGAAAAAAAGCAGAATTAGATAATAAGAAAATAGATTCTGATAATTTTAACAAAGCTGAAGATAGAAAACTTAAAGCTAAAGAAATTAAAGCTAAAAATAATCAAAAGAAATAATTAAGGTAAAGGGCTATAATATAGCCCGAAAACCTTCAAACATTAAATTTTAATAATAATAACAATTATATTTACAAACTAATACAACATGAAAAAAGAAGAATATCCAACATTTGAGCCTTTGGACGAGGCAATAGTAGAACCTGTAGTTCCAGTAATAGATAATACTCAAGTAATACCTATTGATGAACCAATTAAGAAAATTGAAGATCCTAAAATTGTAGGACCTGTTGAAAAATTTGAACCTCTAAAATTAATTAAGTCGGAAGAAGACTTAGAGGAAGAGGAAGAAGAGGAAGAAGAATTTGAAATATCTACAGAAGAAGCAATTGAGAATATAGAAAAAGCTTTTGCTTTAGGTACATTAATTGCTCCTGATGAGGAAGGGTGGGAATATGATGGTTCTGAAGAAGCTACACAAAAAATATATGAACATACTTTAAAAGTTCAAGAAGAAAGAGCTAGACAGTCTTTGTTTAGTAAAATGAAAGATCCTTACTTACAAGAATTAGTATCTTATGGTATGGAGGCTGGTGAATTTGCTAATTTAAAAGAATTTGGTACTAGCTTAAGAGAGCATTATGATGCTAATTCAGTAGATGTTAATGATGTAGAACAAGCTAAAGATATTGTAACTAGACATTTATTAGCTAAAGGAAATACTAAGAAATACATAGATAAGATGATCGAAATAGCAATAGAAGATGATGAATTATCTGATATGGCTATAGAATCTAAACAGTATTTTATTACTGAAGCAGAAGATAAAGTATTAGCACAAAAAGAAGCTGATAGAGAAGCAAATAAACAATATGTTCAATATCAAAGACAATTTGAACAAACATTCTTGAAAGCATTACAAGATAAACAAATAACAAATGCTGATAGAGTAGCAATTTCTAGTTCACTTAATGAAGTTGAATTACAAAATGGAACTAAAATCCCTGAATATCAATATAAAATAAATCAAATTAAATCTAATCCAACTGACTTTATAGATCTATTACAAATTCTAAATACTTATAATCCAGGTAAAGGATTTAATTTAGAAACAAGTAAACAAGCTAAAACTGAAAAGATTAAGTCAATTTACGAAGTTCTAAATAGTTCTAAGCCTACGGTTGTTAAATCAGCTTCTCAGGAGAATATAAATAATGGAAAGCGTAAGAAATTTGTACAGTCTTGGAATAGGACAGAGAACACAATTTAAAATTAATAAAATTAAAATAATAATATGAATCAAACAATGGGTGGGATTAAACCCACATTAGTGTCAGAAGGATTAGGTGGTAATTCATTTAATTCAACTCACTTAGTAAATACATATGGTTTAGATAAACCTCATAGTTTGTCTGCCACTTCAGAAGGGATAGCTATGCTATTTTCTGCTACTGATAGGTATCAAGATAAACCTATTATAGGAATGACTGAGGCAAAAGGGAAAAAAAGTACATTAACTAGTTCTCACTATACTTGGAAATTAAAAGGTTACAAAAAACAAAAACTTAGAGTAAGAGAAGTACTAGAAACTTCTGCTTATGTTGGTGCCAATGGTCAACCATTTAAAGTTGTTTTAGATAAACCTTGGTTTAAATATCCAGATGTATTACAGCCAGAATCTAATAAGTATCCTTTAGAAATAGTAAAAGTATCTCCAAGAGGTATAAACTATGAATATACCTTAAGAATATTAGACGATTCTAATACAGCAGGTATGCCTTTGTATTTAGTAGGTATAGGTCAAGAATTTATGAAAGTATCTACTTCTGTAGGTGATGAAGCAAATCAAGATTATGGTACAATGCAATTTAATTCAGTATTTGAACTAGCTTCTTTTACTGGTAATGTTGCTGAGAAAGTAGAGTTTACTGATAAAATGCTTAGAGTTGATAAAAACTCTGGTGATATCAAAGAAACTTTATCACATTGGAGAGTACCTTTCCATGATAATAAAGGTAAAACTTACTACAATTTCATGCCTATGGCTGAAGCAGAAGTATGGAACAATGTATATGAAGATATTGAATGGGGATTAAATTTCTCAAGAAAATCAATTGGTACATCTCCTCAAGGTTATATGAAGAAAACCATTGCTGGTTTAAGACAGCAACAAGAGTATGGTAATAACATGACTCATAATGGTAATTTAACATTAACTAATTTAGATGAGTGGATTAACTCTATATATAGAGGTAGAAAAGATGCTACTGCAGCTTCTAGAAAATTAGTCTTAATGACTGGTGAAATGGGAGCATTGATGTTTGACCAAATGGTTGCATCAGAAGCTAGTTCTTTCTTAACTATTGATTCTCACTTTATTAGTGGTTCAGATCCAAGACATTTAGCTTTTGGAGCGCAGTTTACTAATTATAAAGGTAAAAATGGTCTAGATATTACTGTGATGTTAAATCCTCACTATGATAATCCAGATTACTGTCCAGAAACACATCCTCTATTCCCAGATACAACTATTGATTCTTGGAGAATGGATATCTTAGACTTTGGTTCTACTGCAGAGCAAGGTAAAATAGGTACAATGTCTAATAACATTGAAATGGTTTGTGAGAGATTTGCTGATCATTATTTTGTATCTACAGGAAAATGGAATCCTAAAACTGGTATGCCAATTAATGATGGTAGTGAAGGTTTAGCAGGTGGTACAAGTGGTTACTCAATGCAAGTAGAAAAATCATTTGGATTACTAATTAGAGATATCTCTAGATTAGGTTCTATCCAATATAAAATGGATCTATAAAATAAAATATATTGGGTGTATTACAACTGCACCCAATATTTAACAACTTAAGAAATAAAGAAAAAGAAATGATTATAACAATTGAAAGCAATTCAACAAAGAAGCCCTTATTAGAGTATAAAAGAGTAACTGAAAAAGGACTGAATGGTAAAGCAGATACAACAGAAACAGAGAATAGTTTAACTAGAGCTCCTGGAACAAAGGATACATTTGTAGTAAATCCATCTAGAAAATTAGGCGGGTATTTAAATACCGGTTTACTATTTGAAGTAGATAATGTGTATAAAGATTTAAAATCTTATAATAGTACTGAATGGAAAGAAATTTTAAGTGGTACTAGTAGAATAACAAAACAAACAGAATTAGAATATAAGCATGGTAGAGATCCAGGTTTCTACACCAATGTAATAAATCTTAATCCAAATATTTCATATAAAGGGAAAGAAGATAAAATACCATATTTCCAAACATCAACAGCAACATTAAATTTAAATGATGGTACTACTAAATTGGATTTGTCTAAGCCTAGAGAAGAAGTACTTTATTATAATTTAAGAGCTGCTGATAGAATAGCAAATTCATATGCTGAGTTAACTAGTGATCATGATTACTATATCTCTAGTAAAGATGAAACTGCTCAAACTAAACAAACTAATAAAAGAATTAATAATTCTGCATTAGGACATTTAGAAACTTTATTTGAATCTAAGGATGGCACTATAATTAACTTTTGCAAAGTATTAGATAATAGTATAGCAAAAGCAGAATTAACAGAAGCTCAAGCATATAATGAATTAGATGTGTATATCAAACATAATTTAACTCAAGCAAGTAAATTTAATACTGCTTATGAAGATATGAAAAAAGATCCAATTAAATTTAATTTAAAAGTTAAAGTGTGGAATTATATAGATGCTAGGATAATTAATAAAATAAATAATGAGTATGTATGGGAAGTTCCTAGAGATGAAGAGGGTACAACTAGAGTTCCAGTTAAATGGGATAGATATTCTGATTTACTAGATTATTTAGAGAATCCTAAATATCAAGCAGAACAAAGTTTATTAGAAAAACAATTTAAAGCTAAAGTAAGAATATAATAACTGATGAATATAGACCAAATGCATTATAATTTTGAATTAGAGAAGAATAAGATTGCTTCTTTAGCTAATTCAAATTTCATACCTGTTGAAAAAGACGAGTATCTAAATAAGAGCATTTGGTACTTTTTAAAAAGTAGGTATAATATAGATGGTAATAATAAAGGATTTGAAACTAATCAAGATAGAATAACTAAATTATCTAACTTACATATAAAATCACCAGAGTTACAATCAGGTCTAGTTCCAACCTTAATAAATGGAATTAACAAAATAGAATTAAAAGATCTGAAGTTTGAGTACTTATTTCTAACTAAAGCAAGCGTTGATATAAAGAAAAGTAATTGCACAAAAAATAGAGTTAGAGTTAAGCTTACTCAAACAGACGATCTAAATTTACTATACTCTTCTCCCAGTTTTGACTGGAATATAGTTAATGGTCAATTTGGTAAAGTAGAATCAGGAACTACTTTAAATGCTGAAAAGAGCGCATTATACTTATATACAGAAGACGGTAGTACAATAGATAAAGTTTATATTGATTACATTAAATACCCAAATAGAGTTTTTTTTGGTGGGTATGACCATATAGATGGTCAGTCGAACTCTACAGACCCCAAAATCAATTGTGATATTGATGCAGGTTTTCATGATGAAATTGTGAGACAAGCTGTATTATTTGCAATTGAAGATTTAGGTGATGTTCAAGGAGTACAAATAAAACAAAAACAAATAAATTTAGATAAATAAAATTAATTAAATAATGATAAATAACACAAACAAACCAAGAGTTGAACAAATTCTTGTAGTTAAAAAAGGATTAACTGCGACAGCACCATTAAATCCCAAAGGAACTGCGTATTCTAATGATACTGCAGCAGCTATTACTGTGAATGGTAATACTTTCCAGCCTGGTGAAATAATGTTAGAAACAGGTCAATTAGGTATTTTTAGTGAAGATACTTACTTATCAATTGATGCAACATCTACAATTCAAACTGATCCAGCTATTTTCTTTGCTGTGAAAAGAAATGAATCTTTAGATAGTGATGTATTGCCAAATAAACCAGTAGTTAAGACAAGACCTATTGTAGGTAGAAATTCAGTAGTATTTACTGGAACAGGTTATAAAGCACCAACTAATAATGTATTCTTAATTGGAGATGTAGATGGTAATGCCGGAGCTGTAGTTCCTGCAGATGAAACAGAATATAGATTAATGTTTTCATATGAAGGCAGAAGAACAGATATCTTAAATGCAAGAAATGCTCCTTCTAGTTCTATATATTTCACTTCTCCAGATTACACTACATTAGGTTTGACAGCTGTAGATGCAAGAGATCATTTATTGCAAAATATTGTATATAATGGTATTGTAGATTCAGTAGCTTACCATGCAGGTAGTAATGAAGCTATTCCATTAGCAATAGATTCAGCAGGTACA